CATCATGACGGTAGTGGACTGCCATTTGCGGAAACGTTTCATCCGTACCACCTCCGCCAGTATCAAGAAACGGGGGATGCACGACCTTCTGGCGTATATCCGCCGTGACATGAGTGAGGACCCTGAAGGGACGCGGTACTGTTACAAGTTCGACATCACCAAGTTTTACGAAAGCGTGAAGCAGGATTTCGTGATGTATTGCGTGAACCGGGTGTTCAAGGACAAGAAACTCATCGCCATGCTTGACAATTTTGTCCGGTTGATGCCTGACGGGTTGAGTATCGGCCTGCGTAGCTCGCAGGGCTTGGGTAATTTGCTTTTGTCTGTGTTTTTGGACCATTATTTGAAGGACAGGTATGCCGTGCGTCATTTCTACCGCTATTGTGATGACGGCGTCGTACTGGGTAAAACGAAAGCGGAATTGTGGAAGATTCGTGATATCGTCCATGGGCATATTCAGCGTGTCGGTCTCCGGGTGAAGGGGAACGACCGTGTGTTTCCCCTGGGCGAGGGCATTGACTTTCTGGGATATGTGACTTTCAGCGCGGACCACGTCCGCCTTCGCAAGCGCATCAAGCAGAAATTCGCCCGAAAGATGCACGAGGTAAAATCGAGAAGAAGGAGGCGTGAGCTGATAGCGTCGTTCTACGGGATGGCCAAGCACGCCGACTGTCATACGTTGTTTAAAAAATTAACAGGCAAAGACATGAGATCATTTAAAGACTTGAACGTTTCTTACAAGCCGGAAGACGGCAAGAAACGTTTTCCCGGGGTGGTGGTAAGCATCCGGGAACTGGTAAACTTACCGATTGTAGTGAAGGACTTCGAGACGGGCATCAAGACCGAACAGGGCGAGGACCGCTGTATCGTGGCCATCGAGATGAACGGCGAGCCGAAGAAGTTCTTCACCAACAGCGAGGAGATGAAGAACATCCTCTTGCAAGTGAAAGAAATGCCCGACGGTTTCCCGTTCGAGACCACCATCAAGACGGAAACCTTCGGGAAAGGTCGAACCAAATACATATTCACATGAAACGAGTTGAAGGAACAGCCGGGGTGAAGCTGCTGGAATGCGTGAACCCGGTGAAGAACACGTGGCGCATCCGTTGGGACGTTCGGGAAAGGGAGGACGGTTCTGCCGACTATATGGAGGAGAACTTTTTAGGGAAACCCTCCGGTGAGACAATAAGAACCGTTATCCTGGGCTGGTATAACGAACAGATTGACCGGGAGATACTTTCCGGCTTTATTTACGAGGGCATGCCGGTGTGGCTGTCAAGCGAGAACCAGTTCAACTACAAAGCGGCTCACGACCTTGCCATGCAGACCGGTGGCGCAACGCTTCCGGTGACATTCAAGTTCGGGACGGATGAGGAACCCCGGTACCGGACGTTCGGGGAACTGGAGGAACTGACGGACTTCTACACGAAGGCCATGAAGCACATCCAGGATACACTGGCTGACGGCTGGAAGAAGAAAGACGCTTTTGATCCGGAGAAGTACCGGGTGGAATAAATCCTTCGGGGGAGGATAAGAAAAAAGCCCCCGGCCTGTTAATATAGACGCCAATCATTTATTAACAACACACCCAAGCGGCGCGCGACCGGGGGCAAATACCCTCTGTCACGCCACTTGGGTGTTTTTATGTTGTTCAAAAAATGATTGGCGATGCAAAGATATAATTTTTTTGTTGTATGAAAGTGATTGAGATATTAAACTTTAACCGGGAGCTGTTGAAAAGGCTTCAGGCGGCCGGCATCCGTCTGGAAGATGCCCGGTATATCGACCTGTACGCGGACTATACCCGCCTACTCGATCAAGGTGAAAAAGTCTCGTATGCTGTGGCCGTATTGTCCGAAAAGTATTCGGTGAGCGAACGTAAGGTTTATGCCTTGGTGAAACGATTCCAGAGCGACTGCAAGACGCTTGCAGTGTGAACGGGTTGTTTTATGTCGTAGGGAGTGCCGTTTCCCCTTATCTTTAGGGTGTTTCAAATTTAGAAGGAGGAAATGGCTATGAACAAGTATTACCGTATCCTGGACAAGATTCTTGCCACGGGAAAAACACAGACCAACAAGAAGGGAAACATACAATACCTTCTGAACGAGCAACTGTCGCTGACACCGGCGGACCTGCTCGACATATTCGAGGGGCATAATATCGCCCGCAAGAAGCTCCGCAGCGAGTTGCAGTTATTTATGCAGGGTGAGCGCAACGTGGAGAAGTACCGGGAGGCCGGCATCAACTGGTGGGACTATTGCGGCTCCATCCTGGTGAACAGTTACCCGACCTATTTCGAGAAGCTGCCTCCGTTGATAGCGAAAATTAACCGGGAGAGGCGCAACAGCAAGAACTACGTGCTTTTTCTGGGCGAAACCGGTGCCGAGAGCAACCAGGCACCCTGTTTGAGTCTGGTACAGTTCCAGTTAGATGGCGGTGAACTGGTTCTGTCCGCCTACCAGCGCAGCAGTGACGCAAACCTCGGGCTACCTTCCGATATTTACCACCTGTACCTGATGGCGCGGCAGATAGAACTTCCCTTGAAGTCGATCACTCTCTATCTGGGCAATGTACATATCTACGAGAATAATATCCCGGGCACCCGTGCGCTGATCGCCGGTGACGAGACGGTCCGCTTCGGGTTGAACGTGTAGTTTGCTGTATGTATCTTGCAGCAGGAACAGTTCATGTTTCCCGCTGTTTTTCGTTTATTCTGTGGACCTTTGCGGCCGTTTTAAAGCAGAATGAAATGAGAAAGATGTATTTGTCCGCCCCGCTTCCTTTCGTGGGGTAGAAACGCATGTTTGCGAGGGAATTTATCAAGGTGCTGGGACAGTTCCCGGACAGCACCGTGTTTGTGGACTTGTTTGGCGGCTCGGGCCTGCTGTCACATATTACCAAATGTGTCAGGCCTGATGCCACCGTTGTGTATAATGACTTCGACAACTACCGCTGCCGACTTGTAAATATCCCGGCCACCAATGTGCTGTTATCCGATTTGCGTCGGATAGCTGAAGGGGAACCCAGAAACAAACGTATAACCGGGGAGGTTCGCGATAAAATGTTTGCTCGTATTGAGAGGGAAGAAAAAGAGCACGGTTACGTGGATTATATCACGGTTTCCGCATCCTTGTTGTTCGCCATGAAATATGTGACCAGTTTGGAAGGAATGAAGAAAGAAGCCATCTACAATAGGATTCGGCAGACAGACTATCCCGAAGCAAAGGATTATCTGGAAGGACTGACTATAACCAGCGAAGACTACAAGGAAGTATTCAAACGTTACAAAGATGTTCCGGGTGTGGTGTTCCTGGTTGATCCGCCGTACCTCTCCACCGAGGTGGGTACTTACAAGATGTTCTGGCGTCTGGCTGACTATCTGGATGTACTAACCGTTCTGAAAGGGCATTCGTTCGTGTACTTCACCTCGAACAAGTCCTCCATTTTAGAACTGTGCGACTGGATGGACCGAAACCCATTTGTCGGCAGCCCATTCAAGGAATGCAGGAAAGTGGAGTTTAGTGCAAGCGTAAACTATCAAGCTAAATATACAGACATGATGCTGTACACGAAGCCGGATGAGGTGTCAGGTATAGCAGCCTAACAATTGCATAAAGATAGGAAATTATTTTGAATCTGCAATGGCTTTTAAATGATATTTTAAAGCCATTTAAAGAGGGTTCAAGTGAAAGAAAAACGGTGGGCTTTGATCATGCTGAATAGGACCGCGCTCACCGTTTTTCT